AAGGGAAATAAAAAATGACAGAGTACATAAAAGAATATAGAAAGGGTTCAACATGGAGCCAGAATCCTGACAGAGATTATCTGTATATGGAATGCAAGTTGTGCGGTGCTTTCGAAACAACAGCAGAGGATTCAATTGCAGTGACATGTCATCAGTGTGTTATAGAGATGTGTGATGCACCTGATATGAAGACTAGAAAAAACAAAGGCAGACCCTCAGGTTGGCATTTCATGACAGAATTCATAGATCAAAACGGGAATGTATATTTTAAAGGAGTTGAACAGCCAAAGCTGAAAGGTACATTATCCCAAACAGTTGTAGATAAGAAATTAAAATATACAAAGAAGCAAAAAGAAGAATATATGCAGAAAGCTGCATTGAAAGTAAATATACTTAAAAAAGAATTAAAAGACCTTCGTTGGAAAAAAGACAAGAAGGCAGTTATGCAGAAAATAAAAAACTATTCAAAAATTATGAATGGTAAAGTTACAGAACAATGGGTTGCAAAACTTTTCAGCTAGTTATTTTTATATGTAAGAAAAATTTGTTATATTAGTATATATAATCAAATCATGGAGAAATATGAAATGGCATTAGACAAACTAACATACAGTCGTGGTATAAAATCTAAAGAACCTCAAATAATTGAGTTTAGTATACCGACAGACTTATCTATACAAGAATATAAAAGAACTTGTAAGAGACTAGCTCAAGCGCTAGGTTATTCAACACAAAATATAGAAGAATATTTTGGAAAAGATGTTGATAAAGGAAACCCAAACCAATTAAAACTTTTATTTGACTAAATGAACACATACAAAACAATTATCGTTATAGTCGCATCTGTGACTTTATTTTTGATTTTCACAACTGATTACGAAAAACAAATTGAACAGCTGGAGCGCGAACTAGAATACAACATAAATGCAAACGACAGTTTGTCTATATTGATTGATAGTCTTTCGAGAGAGATAGATACGTTAGAATGGGACAAAGGCCTTTGGGATTTTAATATAACATACAAAGGTAGAAATCTTATATCAGCTATAATCCAAATTGAAAGTAGTGACAATGATTCTGCATATCATAAAGGTGAGGACGCTGTGGGTTGTTTACAAATAAGAAAATGTATGGTAAACGATGTAAACAGAATATTAAAGCGTCAAGGTAAAATAAAAAGGTTTGACTACAAAGATAGATGGTGTAGATCAAAGTCAATAAACATGTTTGATATATATTGCAAGCACTACAACTTAATATCTGCAGAAGAAATTGCAAGATGTTGGAACGGCGGACCAAGAGGTATAAATAAACCAGCAACAGCTGGCTATTGGAATAAAGTAGAAAAACAAATAAAGGAGAACTCATGAATTTAACAGAAGACATATTGCTTAAGAATTGGAAAGATTTAATTAAAATAATTGATGACAATTTTGATGGCGAAAGAAAAGACAAACTTAAAGCAATGTACGAAAGCTTTCAGGAAAGAATGATGTTTGCTCCAGCATCTGGAAACATAAACTATCACAATGCGTTTGTAGGTGGTTATGTTGAACACGTATTAAGAGTAGCTAGATGTGCTGAACAAACTTATATGCTTTGGAAATCTATGGGATCTAGCTGTGATGGATATACTAAAGAAGAATTGATGTTCGCTGCACTAAATCATGATCTAGGAAAATATGGTGATTTAGAAAATGATTTATATGTACCAAATCCAAGCGAGTGGCATAGAAAAAATCAAGGATCACTTTGGAATCTAAACCCTGAACTAAATTGGATGCCTGTACAACATAGAAGTTTATGGTTACTACAGCACTTTGGAATTAAAGTATCTGAAAATGAAATGATAGCTATTATGGTGCATGACGGATTGTATGATGAAGCAAACACTCAGTATTACAAGCACTACAATTCTGATAGAAATTTTAAGACCAACATGCCATTAGTATTGCATCAAGCTGATTTAATGGCTTCTAAAATTGAAGGTGAAATAAACAAAGTTGGCGTAGAGGTAAAGAAGGCATCTAACTCAACTCATAAAAAGAAATCTTTAGATACAGCTACAGCAAATAAATCTGTAAATGATATGTTTGCTGGATTATTTGGTGATGGAGATAAAAAATAATGGAAATATTAGGATATTTTTTTATATGTACAACTGCAATATTGTCATATGCTGTATATAATTTAATGAGAAAGGTAGAAGACTTAGAAGAAGTAATAGAAGAGCAGGATGTTGAATACTTCAAGCAGAAAGCAAGTATACGGGAAACAATAGAAGCAATGAGAGCTATTGATTTACGAGAAGCTTTTGAAAAAGACGATGAAGTAGGTAATGTGTTTCAAGGATTAAAAGATATAGTGGAAGAACTGGGCAATGATAATGACTAATAAAAAGCTAAGTCCTGTGGATGATTTTTATGAAAATCTACCAAGATATCAAGAAGAGTTAGATATACTTTTAAATCCAAATATAAAAAGACGTGGTAGAAAGCGAAAGAATAAAATGTACTTTACACCAATTGCAGAGAAAGCAATAGTTGCATATAACAAGGAAAAGAGTGTAGTAAAAAGAAATAAAGTATATTCTCAACATATACACTATCCTGTTTGGAAGTTGTGCCAAAATATAATAAATAGATTTAAGTTTCCGTACATGGATGGTTCAACGGAAGACAAGCAGTATGAAGTTATAGCATTTCTACTTCAAAAACTTAACAAGTATACTGAAAATAAAGGTAGAGCGTTTTCTTATTTTAGTATTGTTGCAAAAAACTATTGTATACAAACTAACAACAAAGCATATAAAATGCTAAAGCAGAAAACAGACTTACTTGCTGTAGATGCAAATAGAAATATATCAGCTGAAATAACAAATGAAGATAGAAGAACTTCTCTTAAAGATTTTATGAATATATTCATAGAGCGATATGAGGATGGTGTAGAAAAAAGATTTAACAAGCAGTCTGATAAAAAAATAGCATACGCTGTTTTAGAATTATTTAGAAGACGAGAAAATATAGAAAAATATAATAAGAAAGCTATTTATGTTTTAATACGAGAGATGACCAATGAAAAAACACAGGATATATCTAAGGTAGTGAATATAATAAAAAAAGAATTTAAGGAAAAATTTGTTATTTATGAAAACATAGATAACAGACGTGCGCGGTGATGGTAATAATACCAATAATTTAATTAGAAAAAAAAGAGGAAAATTTATGAAAAATTTAATTTTAACAATGATGTTTGCAGTTATAACATTAGCTTCAACAGCTCAATCAAAAGGTGATTGGTATGTAGGAACTGGTGATGTTGCAGATGTCGCATGGACAGAATGGGCTATCAGTCCAACTGTTGGATACGGTGTAATGGAAAATCTAATGGTCGGCGTTTCAGTGGCTCAAGCTGACTCGACGGTTGATATGGAAATGGATTTTCACGCAAGATATTTTGTAAAAGGATATTTTGTATATGTAGCAACAAATGGTTTAAGTACTGACGCTATGAACGTTGGTTTAGGTAAAATGTTCACGATTCACAGGGGTATATATATTGACCCAAAAATCGTTTATAATACAGAGGAAAAGACTACGAATCTTACTTTAGGATTCGGTCTTAATTTCTAAGTATTATATTATACCATCGCGCAGATAGGTCGGCAATTGTGCCACAAAACAAGTATTACAAAATAGGAGATAAACTATGGATTCAGTAATCAAATATGTAACAGGGTTTTTTGGTGGTCTTATGACTATCATGATGGCAGTATTGCCAGTAACGATCCTTTGGACAATCTTAACAGGCGGTTCAGTATTTGGAATGGACGTTATAGCTAACTTAACAGCACTTGTAAATTCACTGGGAGAAGGTGGATTTGTAGGTCTTATAGTATTAGTTGTAGTAATGTCATTCTTTGTAAAGAAGTAATAAAAGTTTCATTATAAGTAAAAGACCTGGGGTTTAACGACTCCAGGTCTTTTGTTTTGTATATGCTTGATATTTATATAATAGGAGAATACAACATGGAAAATAAAAAAGAAGTAGAAGAAGAAATATTCAAAGGCAAGACATTTTCAGGTCTTATGGAGGATATATATAATAATTCAGCTAAAAAAGAAGCTCAGATAAACGACTTAATAAAACAGCTGCAGCCTATGATTAAAAATATGGGGGATGCAACTGTATTAGTACCTATAATAAAAGAGTACTTAGAAGTAGCTGTTAAAAATGACGAACATCTAATTAAGATGGCAGCAATTGTACAAAGAGCCACGACAAGAGTTGGAGGTGATGCATCTGGTGTTTTGCTAACTGAAGAAGAGAAGAAGCAATTGTTAGAAGCTGTTGAAGAAGTAGAGGATAGAAGATAGATGGCAAGAAATAGAGTTCAGAAAACACAGCTAAGGGATTCACATCAGTCCCAGCAGCAGAGTAATATAATGTGTGGTGAGGTAGTAGAAGTAATAACAAACGCCGACCATCCTTCATATAAAGGTGACGTATCTTTAGGTTCTATGCGAGTAAAGCCTTTAGGAGGCGGCCACAAGTTTAGTTCTGGTCCAGACTCAGGAGCAGTTTGGGTAAGGCCTTTGTCTAGGCAGTATATGTGTCTACCACTTCTAGGTGAATTAGTAGTATGTGTTAAAGCTTCGAGTTTAGGAGCTCAAACAAATCCAATAAACTCTACATTTTATTGGTTAGACACAATAGCTCTTTATGGGGAGAAAAATGAGAATTCACTACCAAATGCTAGTTATCATTCTGACAAAGGTATTAACGACACATTAGGTGAAACATTTGAAGAAGTGGTTACACCTCAACTACACCCATTTGAAGGTGATACAATTTTACAAGGTAGATTTGACAACGGTATAAGACTTGGTTCATCTCAACTAGGGCAGAAAACAAAAGATACATGGTCAATTGGAGGTGGGGCTAGTGGTGATCCCATTATGATTTTGACAAACCAATATGCAGACGACGCCAAGATAGAAGATATAAATAAAGACAAGTCAACAGTAATGTTAACTAGTACTCAGAAGATAGATATAAAACTTGCTAGCAAAGAAGCACCAGAGACAGTGTCAGTACCCACAGGTCCTGTATTGCCTCACAAGCCCCTTAATACATACATGGATAAACCGCAAGTTATAATAAGTTCAGATAGACTTATATTCAACGCAAAGAGTGACAGCGTATTTATATCTGCAAAAAATAATATAAGTTTATCTACTAAAAAATGGAAGCTAGATGTAACAGCTCTTGCAGATATATTATTAGAAACACTAAATCAATTAACTATGGAAATACATCCAACACCAGCAGGGCCTTCAGGCCCTCCAATAAATGCTGTAATATATGGAATGTTAAAAGCCCAGCTAATGCAGATGCAGCAATAATATGCCATTCTTAGTTCAGCCATTCGTAATGAAGTTGCAGGAAAAACTAGACGCTAGTTCTTCTACTTGGTCAGAAGGTGCTGAAGGCGACACTATGAAGCCAATACCAATTCCAGGCCAATTACAATCTAAGCCTCCACCCGGCCCACCTATGGTTTGGGCAACATGCTGGGCTGATGCAACGGAAGCCGGCTGTGCTGGGTTGATACCACCCAATACTATGCTTGCACTAGGCAACGTTACTCAAAAAGGAATACTGCTAGGAGCTACATCTGGAGAGCCAAAGTATACTAGCTTAAAAAATAGTTTTGTAGCACAAGCAGCTGCAATACTTCCAGGCTTTTTACCAACAGGGGTTGCAACGCCACCACCAGGCCCACCTCCGTTCGAAAGCATAGAATCATATGGTGTAGATCAAGATTCTAACTTACCCTGGATGAATGCATGCGGTGTAATGCTAAATGATTGGTATACTAAGGCAATAATTATATATAATGCAGGTCCAACGCCTATGACATGGCTATAATATAACCAAAAAATAAATATTCTTATATTTATATAATATAAAGCATAGGAGCACAAAATGACAAAAAAAGATTTGGTAAAGATTATCAGAGAGGTTGTAAAACGGGAAGTTAAATCTGTGGTTAAAAATGAGATTAACGAAGTTTTAACTTTGATGGAGCAGGGTGGTAAAACAAATGTTGGCCCAAAACCTGCAAAGAAACAAAAGGTATATACTAAAAACGCATCATTAAATAGTATATTAAATGAAACTGCAAACAGCGGCGAGTTCGATGCATGGCCCGAAGTAAGCGCAAACACTCTACGTGCAAAGTTTTCAGGAATGCAAGCTGGAGCTTCACCTATGACGGACATAAATAATAGACCTGTAGATACTAGCAAGTTAGATCCTGCATTGACAAAAGCATTGACTAGAGATTATTCAGAGTTAGTAAAAAGATTTAAGTAATGAGACCAAGAAAAGAATTTAGATATAACCCAATAGATTTTGAAAAAGATATAGCTATAGGCTTGACGCTACCTCTTACAAATGATAAAGGAGGGTTTACAAAATTCGACGTATCATATACAGATGCAGGCGTAGCAATAACTGGATCTTCAGATCTTAATTTATCTAATATAGATGATTATCATGGTTCAACTAAATCTGACTCACACGGTGACTTTGCACTTTCTTATACTACAATTGAACAAGCAAGAACTAACTTGAAAAATCTTGTACTAACCAACAGAGGTGAAAGAGTAATGCACCCTGAGTTTGGTTGTGATGTATGGGCTTCTATGTTTGAAAATATAACACCTAGTTTGCTATCAAGAATTAAAGACAGAATTATAAAGCAGGTTGAAATATGGTTGTCTTACGTAAATATATTAGACATAGATATTTCAAGGACAAGGCACAACGAAAATAGAGTAAACATAAGTATTACATTTGCACTGTTTAATGATAGTATGAACAAGGAAACAATTACAATAAATAATGTGGGAACTTTATAATGGCAAATGAATGCAACTTAGATAAGAAACAAACAAGGGATATAAAATATCTAAACAAAGATTTTGGTAATTTTAGAAATGATCTAGTAAGCTACGCTAAAAATTACTTCCCAGACATATACAACGACTTTAACGAATCATCTCCAGGTATGATGTTTATAGAAATGTCAGCTTACGTAGGAGATGTATTATCATACTATGTCGACAATCAGCTAAAAGAAAGCTTGCTTATACACGCAGAAGAAAGAACAAACATAATTGACATTGCAAGAGCTCTTGGATATACAACAAAACCAGTTGTTCCTGCTATAGTTGAAATGTCAGTATATCAAGTTGTGCCTGTAGATTCTGGAACAATGCAGCCGGACTTTAATTATGCTATGGAAATACTATCAGGGCTAGAATGCAAGACTTCTAAAAATGAAATATTCATGACTCAAGAACAAGTTAACTTTGCAGTAGATACTCCGCAGAGTCCTAGGGAAACAACGGTATATAAAGTTGACGGAAATGGTGACCCTGAATATTTTTTATTAAAAAAGAATGTACCTGCAATTGCTGGTGAAATAAAAACTGAAGAGTTTATATTTACCGACCCTAAGAAATTTGACAAAATAAAAATAAATGCTACAGATGTAATTGGTATAGTTGATGTAAGAGATGAAGCAGGCAACAAATGGTACGAAGTTCCATATTTGGCTCAAGACAACATATTCGAAGATGTAATAAATAATTGGGGTGCTGATCCTTCAATGTCTCAATACAATTACGACGCACCATATATTCTAAAATTAAGAAGAACTGCTCGTAGATTTACAACTCATGTAAGAGCTGACGACTATACAGAAATGTGGTTCGGTGCAGGTATATCATCTCAGCCTGACGAAGTTATAGTACCTAACCCAGAAAATATTGGAATGCAACTTCCTTATGGAAACACATCTACAAATTATTTGAATGGAACAACTTATGTTGACATAGCTTTCGATCCAACAAACACAATGTTCACAAGAGCTTACGGACAAGCTCCAGCAGACAATACACTTTATGTAAAATACTTAAAAGGTGGTGGTTTGGAATCTAATGTTGGAGCAAGACAGATAACAAAGTGGAATGCGTCAGATATGCATGACACTGCATACTATCTAGATACGGATGGACTTGATCAAGGAAAGGTAACTGTAGTGCAAAACTCAATAGCTGTTATAAATTTAGAACCTGCAGTAGGAGGTAGATCAAAAGAATCTACAGACGAAATCAGACAGAATACTTTAGCACACTACGCATCTCAAAACAGAGCAGTGACAAGAGAAGATTATATTGCAAGGGTGTATGCTATGCCAGCAAAATATGGTTCTGTAACAAAAGCATATCTAGATAAAGACGAACAATACTGGATGCAGACTGTAGGTACTCACGAAGTAAAAAATCCATTAGCAATAAATTTATATGCATTAGCATATGATAAAAATAAAAACTGTGTACCACTAACTGAATTGGCAAAGCAGAATCTACAAACATATCTATCTCAATATAGAATGCTGACAGATGCTATAAATATAAAAGTTGCTCACGTAGTAAACATAGGAGTTGATTTTACAATTTTACCAAGACCTGGTTATCAAAATAAAGAAATATTGTTTAGGTGCATTAGCAAACTAAAATGTATATTTGATTCTGACAACTGGTCAATAAATGAACCTATAATAATACCTAAAATAGCTACAGAGTTAGATAAAATAGAAGGTGTACAGACTGTAAAGAATTTAAGAATATATAACAAATTTGATTCTGAGGCAGGATATAGCGGAAATATATATGATATAAAAGGAGCGACTAGAGACGCAGTTATTTATCCAGCAATGGATCCATCTATATTTGAAGTAAAATATCCTGACACTGACATCAAAGGTAGAATAGTGGGATATTAAGATGATATATAGCATAACAGCATCCAAAGACGCAACAATATACGAAGGCACGGGAGCAGCAACAGATTTGAATACTAAATATATGAACACTGGCGGTAGTGAGATATTAGAAATAAATAAAATAGTATCCTCGTCAAAAACAATAAACACATATAATTCTAGAATGCTGCTGTACTTTAACATTCCTTGGGATCTTATAGGGACTGCAAGTATTTGGACAACAGGAAGTATTACGCATAAAAGAGACACTGCGTACTTAAAATTATATTCTACAGAAGCAAACAGCATAGCAAGAAGCCACAGCTTAGCAATACATCCAATTTCTAAAGACTGGGATGTAGGTATAGGCCGAGCAACAAACAAGCCAAAAACCACAGACGGTGTAAGTTGGACGAACTATACAGGAGAAGATCTAACTGGACAAGCTTGGGATACTGCATCAGCTAACTTCGCAACAGGTGAAACTGGATCTAATGCCGCAACCAATAATGGAGGTGGTCAGTGGTGGACATCATCAGTAGCTCAGCATCTATATATTACAATACAGATCCTAATACAAGTATGGATATGAGAACAGATGTTAAAAATATATTATCTGACTGGAGTCAATCAGTAGCTATTGGTTCGAGTGGAAACCCAATAACAAACCGCGGTTTTTTAATAAAGCTTTCTGGCTCACTTGATTCTACAACATCTTTAGAAACTGATCGATATAAATACGGAAACGTAAAATACTTTTCCCGAAA